CATGAGCACATTTACTGCTGCTGCTAATGTTTGTGATACAGAAGTTGACCAACCCTACTTTAATGGAACAGCACAATCTCTTACTTGGTCAGGTAACGCTGGAGATAACTTTATTACTATTGGTGGAGCAAGTGCTACAACTGACTGGTGGCAAAATAAAGTTGGAGAATTAATAGATATATATGACACAAATGGTAATGGCGTTATAGATGGAAAAGAAATTACAGAGATAAGAAGAGATAATTTTTATGATGAAAATGAAGAACTTATTGTTTATATAAACGACACACTAAGCTCTACATATTCTTCACAAACAGGCTCTTCTTTGGTTAAAGTAAAAAGATTTCATTGTAATGGCTATTTAGATGCTAATAAAAATGTTATGGATAATGCAAAAGAACTTCTTGCAAATATGCGTGGTATTTTTCTTTATATAGATGGTAAGTATGAATTATCAATAGAAGATACAGGGTCTTCAACATTTAGTATCAACGATAATCACATTATTGCTGATGCTGGTATATCAGTTGATTATGGTAATAAAGATAAAAAAGCTAATAAAGTTATTGTTGAGTTCTTTAATGCTAATAAGAAATATGAATTAGATACAGCTACTGTTTTACATGATGCAACCCCTGAATATTATTCAGATGATGGTGATGAAATATTAGAAATAAAAGCTGAGTTCCCTTATATAAGCGACCCATATATAGCTTATAACATGGGTAAGGCAATTCTAACTAGAAGTAGAAATCAAACCACCATGCAGTTCTTAGGAACTCCTGAGATGTATAAACTCAACGTAGGAGATATAGTAGATTTAACTTATGCAGGTTTAGGGTTTGCAGGAAAGGTTTGTAGAGTAGAAGCATTAGAATTACAATCTGATGGATTAGTTGCAGTTAGCTTAATAGAATACTTTGATGTTTATACATGGGAAGTACCACCTCAAGAACCAGTAGAAGAATTAGCTAACCTACCTTCTGCTTATGCAGTTAAAGCACCAACAGGATTATCATTTACTGATACTGATTCTAGTTCTACAGGTAGACCATTTCTATCTTGGGATGAACCAACAGATTTTCCTGATTATCAATATAGAGTTAATGTTGTAGATAGTTCTAGCAATCAAGTAAAAAACACTATTGTTGATGTAGAGAATTGTGATCTTAATTTTTTACCTGTTGATGCTAACTATGTTGCAAGTGTTAGCTCACTTAATACATTAGGCTCAGAATCATCACCTGCTACCTTAACCTTTACTATTGGTGATGCTCCTACAGCAACAGCAGATATACAAGATGATGCAGTAACACTAGATAAAATTGGTGCTGATGTGCAATCTGCAATCAATGCTGGTGGTACTAATTCAACACAATTAATAAAATCTACATCAGCACCAACAACAAGGACTGATAGCTCTGCATTACAACCTCAAGATTTGTGGGCAGACACTGATGATAATAATCAGATGTATGTTAGAAATGCATCTAACAATGGTTGGGTAAAAGCTAGAGATTCTTCATTAGTAACTTTATACAACTCATTAAGCTCAACTGTATCTACTAACACAACAAACATAGCTACAGCTCAGGGAGATATAGTTACTCTTACAACTGATACTTCAGCTAATGCTAGTGCTATAACCAGTCTTACATCTACAGTTAATAGTAATACATCAGCAATAAGCACTGAACAAACTACAAGAGCAAACGCTGATACAGCTTTAGCAGCAGATATAACTAGCTTAACTTCTACAGTCAGTGGAAATACCTCTGCTATTACTTCTGAAGCTACTACAAGAGCTAACGCTGACACTGCTCTTGCTTCTGATATAACATCTTTGACCTCTACAGTTGATGACAATACAGCAGATATTACTTCTGAAGCTACAACAAGAGCAAATGCAGATACTGCTTTAGCATCAGACATTACAAGTCTTACTTCTACTGTTAATTCAAACACCTCAGCAATAACAAGTGAAGCTACAACTAGAGCAAGTGCTGATACAGCTTTAGCATCTGATATTACAAGTCTTACTTCTACTGTTAATTCAAACACCTCTGCTATTACTTCTGAAGCTACAACTAGAGCAAATGCTGATACAGCTTTAGCATCTGATATTACAAGTCTTACTTCTACGGTTGCTGGTAATACAGCATCTGTTACAACCAATGCATCAGCAATAACAGATATAAATGACAATGCTTCTGCATCTTATGTATTACAACTAAATGCAAATGGAAAAGTTGCACAAATGGTTTTAAACAGCAATGCTGATTCAGGAACTGGTGCTACTAGCACAATAGCTTTTTTAGCTGATACTTTTAAAATAGATAATGATGCTGGTTCAAGCATAAGTCCTTTTGTTGTTAGTGGTGGTACTGTTCTTATTGATAATGCAAGAATCAATAATCTATCAGCAGATAAGATATTAATTGATGGAGTTACTTTAGACACTGATGGTAGTGGTAACTTAATTATTAAATCAGGTGGTGTAGATACAACCCAAATAGCTAGTAATGCTGTTACTAATGACAAAGTGCAAAGCATATCAGCTACCAAGATAACAGCAGACCAATTAGATGCAGCTAGAATTAATGTTGATACTTTAAATGTAAAACATTTTGCAGACGTATCTGCTGATATTATTTCTCATACAGGTTCAGTAGTTCCTTTATCAAGTTTTGCTAGTGCTTTTCAAAGAGGTTCAACAAACTTTACAACAATAACATCAACAACAGGAAATTATTTAACTACATGTGTAGTAGATAATGTTAGAGATGGTGCTTCATATCAAGCAATTTGGACTGGTGTTTATGGTGACTGTACAAATGGTGTTTTAGAATACAGTGTCAATGGTGGCTCTACATATACTCAAGCAGCAGGTGGTATACAAAATGTCACTATGGCAGCAGGTACTTTTAGAACTTATGTGTTTGCTTATAATGGAACTATATCAGGATTACCAACTTCAGGAGTAAATGCTAATAAAGTATATTGGAGAGTAAGATGGATAACAAAACTAAGAAGTACATATCAGTCTTTATATGTATTTGTAGATAACACACAATAAAATGAATACGATAATAGAATACACAACATACAACACTGAACAGGAGAAGTCTTAGAGAGTGGTGCAACAAATGTTGCTTTAAGTGATATACCTTTACAAGAAGGACAATCAATAATAGAGGGTATTTATGATGTTGATAATTATAAAATTATTGATGGTGAAGCAGTAGAGCAGGTTGTTGATTTTCTCCCAACAATAAGAATACAAAGAAACGAATTACTAAAAGAATCAGACTGGACTCAATTAAATGACTGTCCTTTATCTGATTCTAAGAAACAAGAATGGGCAACATATAGACAGGAATTAAGAGACTTACCATCTTTATATCAGTCAGCTAATAATATTGCTGATGTTATATTTCCAAGTAACCCTGAATGATTTAAGATATATAAAATAGGATTTTATTATGGCACAACACGATTACAACATAGCAAACCAATCAGGTGCAGACTTTAGGGCAGATTTAAACAACGCCCTTTTAGCTATTGCAACTGTTAATAGTGGTTCAACAGAACCATCAACTACATTTGCTCATCAGTTATGGGTAGATACATCTAGCAGTGTATTAAAGATCAGAAACGCTGCTGATAATGCTTGGATTACTACAGGCGTTAGTATTACTGCATCTAATACATTTACAGGCGATTTAACAGGAAATGTCACTGGTAATGTCACTGGCGATTTAACAGGTAATGCTGATTCTGCTGATACTTTAAGTACAGCAAGAACCATATCTTTATCAGGTGATGTAGTAGGTTCAGTATCTTTTGATGGTAGTGCTAATGTTGATATAGATACAGTTGTGCAAATTAACTCAATTACTTTAGGAACTGATACAACTGGTGATTATGTTGAATCACTATCAGGTGGAACTGGTGTAACAGTAACAGGTGGAACTGGTGAAGGTTCTACTCCTAGTGTTGCTATAGGACAAGCTGTAGCTACAACTGATAATGTTACTTTTAATATTATTACAGCAAGTGAAGAATTTATTGGTGATTTAGAAGGTGGTATAAGATTTAATGCTAAAGCAGATGGTGCTTTAAGCAAAGGTGATGTAGTTTATATATCAGGCGTATCAGGTGATGTGCCAACAGTTGCTCAAGCTAAAGCTGATGATGCTTCTAAAATGCCTGCTTTTGGACTGGCTTTATCTGATGCTAATGATAATGCTGAATTACAAGTGGTTACCTTTGGTACTATTGAAGAATTAGATACTTCAGGTGTATCTGAAGGGCAAATACTTTA